ATCAGGGTGTCTAAAATTAGCTACGTTAATTCTGCTCATGAGTTTCCTCCGGGTTTAACTGGCCAAACGGGGTTAGCCGGATCCACGGTGTTAGCCGGTAGATCGCGGAGTGCTTGGCGGTAATCCCGCATCTCGTCAGTCAGGGTTGAATCAGCAAGAGCGAGGTAGTCGGTTTCGGTAAGGAGTTGGTTTCGCTTAGAACGAAGGTTTTCTAGCAAGACGCCAGGCAACACATCCCTTTTGTAAGCCTCGTGTTCTGCAATCTGTTCGGCAGATAAAGGAGTGGTAGTGACTTCCCCAGTTTGTACGTTAATGAATTTGTTCATAACTAAACCTCGTAGCTAAGACCAATAGCGCCTGCGTCGAATGTGTCAGACGACAAAGCTATCTCAACCATATTGACGGCACCGCCTACATCAACATGACCACCAATGAAGTGCATAGCTGCAACATCAGTTCGTCCCCACTGTCCATTTGCTGCCCAAATGTGATCTTCAATCCAGGTCAAAACCAGTGACCCGTGACGAACGCATCCGCTAGCCTGTGCAAAGTCTTCAAAGCCGTCGCCCGTTGAAGTATGTGAAACAGTGCAGCTGGATCCACCATGATCGATCATCTTGGTCCAGTGATAACCGCTAGTTACAGCCGAACCACCTGTGCCAAGCCGATACTTAATATTTTGCGTTCCAGATGTGCTTAAGTCATAGGCGCTAATGGTTATACGCCTAACATTGGTTGGAATATTCGTAAATGACAGGGTAGAGCCACTTGTGGCGTCAACATGAGTGACGGCTGTCAAATTGGTGTTGGTATCAGTAACCGTCTGCCAACTCAACCCACCAGAACCATTGGTCTGCAGGTATTGACCGCTAGACCCACCACCATCGGGTAGTGTCAGCGTATGACTGCCAGCTGCTGCTGGTACATCTAGTTCGACGTAACCGGAGCTACTGCCGTTTAATCGTAGTGCCATTATGCTGCCTCCAGTGCTGTTTTAATTTCATCGGGTGTGGTAGCAGCATCAATAGCTGTTTGAACCTGTTCGTACTTGGTACGGATAGCAGCTCGTGCCGCTTCAGCTGCAACAGCGTCAGCACCAGGAATCTGCTTCATAATAACCTCATCGTGAGGTTTAAACTCTTCAGCACGAGCAGCACGTCGCCTGTCGTGACCGATTTGTTTAGCTTTATCTAAGTTAATAGTAATCATTCGGATGCCTCCTCAGCTGCTTCAGCTGCTGCCTTAGCTGCAAAATAAGCCTCTTCACCAATGCCGTGCCCATCAGGGTTGCTGAAGTCAGCCTCCCAAGCGTTACGGAAAGTACGGTCAGGAGGGATTACATCGTCTTCGACGATTAGGTAAGGTGTACCAGCAGGAACAAGGCGCTTACAAGCGTCTTCAATGCTAATATTTGCGGTTGGATGCACAACGGCAACCCGTCCGTTTTCTTGTGGATAAATAATCTTAGTCATGATCAACGAAGAACTAAAACGCCAACATCTGTGAAATCTCTTGGGCTATCGCCGTCAATAGTTGCAAGAGAAAAACTGCCAGCCGTCTTTGTGCCAGTAGTACCATCTGCGCGGGCATTGAGAACCATGCCACCCCAAGCTTGGTGGTAGTTGACGTGCCCTGCAATTACATAGTTTGCGTCGGGCATGTCGTTATCAATAGCGATGGTGTAATCACCCGTGCCAAGATCAGTCACGCCTGAGATGTTTCCGTTTGCGTCACCCGTCCCGATTGAACCAGAGGTGCCGTCAAAGTTGATCCACGCCCTTACGCCGTAAGCAGTAGCAACACTGCCGTAGCCGGAGTTGAACTGGAAGTTGCCGGAGCTGTCGATGCGAGCGCGTTCACTACCTGCTGTTTCAAACGAAAAACTGTTGTTACCGTGATCAAACTGAAGAATGCCGCCAGTACCGCCGTTGGTGTCTTCGTATGTAATTTGAGTGGCGGTTGTGCCGTCTGTGCCAGTTGCTTTAAAGGTGAGACCTTCATCATCAGCGTGTGCAATTACTACTTTGTCGTTGACTGTAGTAGTGCCAATCCCTACTTGATTTGTAGACGCATCAACAAACAAAGTGTCGGTGTCAACAGCAAGATCGTCATTGACAGTCAGAGTTCCAGTAACGGTACCTCCCGTCAAAGGAAGGAACGCATTAGAGTTAATAGTAGTTTTCCACTTAGTTTCAGCGTTATTATAAGTGTAGGTAACGCCACCTACGACATGTGTATCGCCATCAGAAGGCGAGTCAGGAAAGTTAATAGCTGTCATTACGGTTTAGGATACTTAGCTTTGACAGCAGCACACGCTTGGTAGTACTCGTCAAGTTTGGTGTTATCGCCTTGGTTCGACCAGTACAAGGCGTCAGCAAGATCAGCCAGTGAGGGGTACTCAGGCTGGCGGTTGCGTTGGTAGGCGGTAGCGTCTAGTTCCGCTTGGATTTCTGCGGCTGCAGCATCGACCAAGGTTTGGTCAAGAGTGATTTGGTTACCGTCTGCGTCGAAGGCTCCAGTACCGTCGTCCACCATGACGACGTTGGAATATGCTCGTAAAATAGCGTCGTGATTCATGCTGCCACCTCAAACAAGGTAATTGTAGAAACACCTCGATCATACGAAGTATTAACACTGCTGCTTGAACCTTCAGAATTTAATCTAAAAATTCCAGAATTAATAATCCACTGGATCTTATAAGTAGTTGCACTTGTTGTTGCTGGTGAATCTAAAAAGCTAATGTGGCTGTTTTGCATTTCAGCAAAATCTCGCAGTTGACTGCCAACAGTAGAACGGCGAGCCGAGCCGTCAGCATCGCCAATTGCTATGTCAGTAGAACCGCGCAAAAGCTTAAAAGCTGCGTCACCAGGGCTGCTGTCCAAGCCATGATTAAGCATTACCTGAATAAATATCTTATTGCTTGAGCTGGATGGCGTAATTGAGGCTGACATTCCAGGTATATCAGTCCAAGTGTAAGTTGAACCCGAAAGCGTCGCCTTGTCAGTTTTAGTGACACTCACCACCTGCAAAATACTTCCAGTAGGCAGCGCTCCAGAGGTAATAGCTCCAGACGCCAGATCAGCACTGGTAACACTTCCATCAGGCAGTCCACCTGCCGTTAGTCCGGTAATACTTCCGGTTCCGTTAATAGTAATAGCCATAATTAAACAATAACCCAGGATTGACCAGAAGGAACAGTAACGGTGACGCCACTGTTAATAGTGATAGGACCAGCAGACATCGCGTTCTTACCCGTCTGTAACGTGTAATTAGTAGTCACAGCGTTGTCGTTCTCAAAGAACACTTCGTCAGTGCCACCACCAGTTGCATTCTTAGGTGGAGTAGAAGGAACAAGAGGCACCCACTGGTTAGACGTACCGTCTTCGTAGTAGATGTAAGCGTTACCTTCTTCGCTGTCCCAATAGGTGTCGCCACCAGAGGGGGAGGAAGGAGGAGTAGTAGAGACTTCAAAGCCGCCACCACCGCCAATAGCACCCCAAGCAGAGCCGTCATAGCCTTCGAATGAAGTGCTAGTAGTATTGAAACGGAATTGACCAGCAGCAGGCGTACCTGGGCGATCACCGTCAGCACCAGAAGGGATGTTAGCAGCACCATCAGATGCGGTTTGGTCTACGAAGTTAGTGTCAACGTAGTTCTTAGTAGCTGCGTCTTGTGCAGCAGTAGGATCGGTAACACTGGTAATACGGCTAGTACTTACGTCAACAGTACCAGTACCATTAGGATCAATAACAACGTTAGCGTTAGACGTGCTAGTAATCGTGTTACCGTTTACGTCAAGATTACCGCCAAGTTGAGGAGTAGTATCTTCTACAACTTCATCAATACCAGCAATTTGTGCATCGACATAAGCTTTAGAAGTAGCCTCAGTGCTAGAAGTAGGTGTAGCAGGAAGACCAGTAATCGTATTACCGTTTACGTCAAGGTCACCACCCAGCTGCGGAGTTTCATCCGACAGCAAGTTAAAGGCAATAGAACCTTCAGGAATAGTAACAAAACCAAGTTGTTGATCAATCTCAAAGATTGGGTCATCAGTTTGATTACCACCAATCTTAAACTTACCGTTGTGGTCAGTGATAGCAGTCCAGACTTTACCGTTATTAGATTCAGTAATCTGTTTGGTTTCATCTGGCACACCACCATTCTCAGGCAATGCACGGTAGTCAGTACCAGAACCGACGTATTCCATCGTGTGACCGCTAGAAGCGATCATAGAACGAAGGAAGAACGAAGCAGTAGCAGGAGTACTTACAGCACCATTAAGACCAAGGTTCTCACTACGGTTGCTAGGATTAGGACGGCTAATCGTCACATCCCATCCAGAACCATTAGCAGTTGCAGACAAAATAGGATAAATAACACTATTCAGCTGAACAAGCATGTTGGTAGCTGGGCGGGTAGCAGAACCGTGCCAAGATGCATCAGCCGTGGGTTCATCAATGGTAAAGGTAATATCACCATCACCGGCAGCGGTAGACAGGTCAGCAGTAAAGATAGCAGTCGTAGACTTACCATCAGCAACCAGCGCCTGATCACCAAAGTCAGTAGTAGAAGCAGCCAGGTTAGCCTGACCACCATTCAGACACTTGATGTGATACTTGTTAAAGAAAGCATAGGAGCTAGTGGCTTGGACGTAACCATTGTTAGTAACAAGGATACCAGGACCGTTAAGACCAACGTGGGTGTAGCTGTCACACACCATCGAACGAAGCGGTGAAGCGCTGTCAACAGTCGCACCGTTAACCAGCAAACCACCACCAGTAGGTGCGGAGTCAGTATCACCAGCAGCACCACCAGCAGGGGTAACTGCATTCAAGTCATCGTTATCAATCTCACTATCCGAGAAGTTAGTACAATTCTGGATGTACGGAGATTTGGTAATTGTTGCACCACTACGGAACGCAAAGTTCCAACCTTGGGTAGTAGGCAGGGTAGCGTCAAGAGTATTGCCAGTACCAGTACCAGCCTTTATACCGGTCAACGTCAGGTTAGCAACGTAAGAACCACTGTTCAATTCAAACAGGGTATTAGTCTCAGTTGCAGACGTTGGGTGAACAATACAGCTACGAAGAGCTTGACCAATGATAGAAACGTTTTTCTTATCAATCTGGATAGGTGCAGCTTCCTGGTAGACACCAGCAGCAACAATCACAACACTGCCATCACCGTAGGTGGCATCGGCGTTAATTTGGTTGATAGCTGCTTTAATGGTAGCCTTAGGACGGCTAATACGGTGACCGTCGTTGTTGTCATCACCAGAGTTAGCGTCAACATAGACAACCTGAGGCTGGTTAGTAAACGTACCACCAGAGGTAATACCAACCCAGTTACTACCGTTCCAAACAGAAAGGGTTAGGTCATCATCAACATCAACCCACATCCGACCTTTACCAACGCCGGTACCGGAAGGCTGAGAGTTTTGAACGTAGTTTTCGAACCGTCGGATAGCTGCAGAAGAAGTGAAGATAGAATCATCATCACCACTCAAAGTATAGTCAGCGTTCTGCTCAGCTTGAGTAATAATATCCTCAGCTTTGATACGATTAAGGTCAACTTGACCCTCACCAATACCAATAGTAATTTGACCAGAACCAGGACTGTCATCAGTAACGACAATACCGTCAGCAGCAGCAATATCAAGGGTTAATGCATCATCAACTTTACTGTCAATACGGTCATCTAGTGCTGCAGTAGTAGCAATCTTGGTATCATCACTGACCCAAGTATCACCATCATACAGGGTGTTATCATAACGATCCCAATAGTAATCCTCTAGATACTGCTTAACTTCGTCCGACACCTCTTGGCAGTTAGCCTCTTGAATAGCATAACGAAGCTGTTCAAAGTTCTTGTTCAGGTCATCAGAACGAATAGCAGAACCAGGGCTAAACAACGCCCGGATGTCATCAATGTTAGTAACACGACGAATCCGAACGTT